AGGCCCGGCAGCGCATGATTGAGAAAGCCTGCCCGCCCTCGGGCAACAAGGGCTTCATCATTCCGCCCTCGGTCAACACCTCGCTGACCCCGGCGATCCAGTCCCTGTTCCAGCCGGACGACGAAGTGTCCCGGCTGTTCAAGGAAGGGTCCCTCGGGCGCCTGAGCGGGTTCAAGTGGTATGAGAGCATGTCGCTCTACAGCCACACCGCAGGCACCTGGGCAGGCGCCGTGACCATCACGACCACGATGGCCAGCGGGGACACCACAATCGCGGTGACCTGCACCAACGGCGACACGTTCAAGAAGGGCGACAAGATCGGGATCACCGGCTTCTATGCCGTCAACCCGATGACCCGTCGCACGACGACCACGGCGACCACGATGCAGGTCACGGTCCTCGCGGACGTGACAGCCTCGGGCACCTCGGCCACGTTGTCGATCAGCCCGGCCATCTACGGCCCGGGTTCACCGTATCAGAACGTGAACGCGCTGCCGACCGCGACCACGGCGCTCGTGCTGTGGCCGGGCACCACGAGCCCCAACGGCAAAGTGGGCAAGGTCGGCCTCGCGATTCATCCCGATGCGTTCGCGCTGGTCGGGGTCAAGCTCGAGACGCCCAAGGCGGTCGAGATGTCGAGCCAGCAGCGGGATCCCGAGACGGGGATTTCGATACGGTTCGTCAAAGCCTGGGACCCAGTTCAGTCGAAGATGATCCACCGGTTCGATGTCCTGATGGGCTTCGGATCCCTGTATTCGGACAACTGCGCCGTCGCGATTGCGTGCGGTTAAGAGGAGAATCACATGTCAATGCCTTACGGATCGGGTTTCTCCCCGCTGACCGGCGAACCGCGGATGGGCATGATCCCCGTCCCGACGCGGGTTGCCACAGCGATGACGCTGACGACTGGCGGCGGGGTGCGCACGCTAACCGCCGCGGAAGTCCTCGGCGGCGTGCTCATCGTGAACTGCGACGACGCCCAGACGGCGAATCTGCCGACTGGCACGCTGCTCAATGCGGCGCTGCCGGGCTGCTCGGTCGGCGCCTCGTTTGAGCTCGACGTGGTGAACGTGGGCGATACCACGCTGACCATTGCCGTCGGGACGGGCGGCACGCTGGTGCAGGGCAATAGCAAGAGCACCGTCGCGACCATCGTGGCGCAAGCCTCGAAGCGGTTCGTGATCATCGTCACGGGCGTGACGCAAAACGGCGATGCCTCGGATGCCTACCAGGTTATTGGGATGGGATCCATCGCGGCGTCGAACGCGTAAGTGTCGGAGACGTTTCCCCGTCACGTCTATTGGCGTGGCGGGGTCTTTCTCATCGTGCAGACTGCGTCTGAGTATGCGGCGGCGGTGCAGGCCGGTGGCCTGGACGCGCCAGACTTAGACTGGCCTGCGCCGGATGCCTACCAGTTGATCCTGGAGCCGCCGGCGCCTGATGAACCGAAGAAGCGCGGACGACCGCGGAAGACGGAGACGACATGAGTCGCATCACGATCATCGGTGGCGGGGTGTTCACGTCCAAGAACATTGCCGACATCAACGCGAACTTTGCGGAACTCTATAGCGGGGCGGGTGGCATCACTGGACCCACAGGCGGCACGGGTCCCACCGGCGCCACCGGCCCGACGACCGGCGTGACCGGTCCGACCGGCAGCACAGGCCCCACGGGCCCAGCAACCGGCGTGACTGGACCGACAGGATCGACCGGCCCAACCGGACCGACAGGCCCCTGAGATGTTGGTCACGTCTCGAGCCATCGCCGCCTCGGCGGCGTATGAACTCGGCACCCTCGGCCAAGGCGAAACGATGTCCGCAGCGGATCTGGCCCAATGGCTGGATCTGCTGCGGGCTTTGCTGAACGCCTGGAATGCGGATCGACGCGCCGTGTATGCGACCGCGTTTGATACGTATACGCTCGTGCCGAATCTCTTCCCGCATACCATCGGGCCGACGGGCACGTTTACGACCACGGCGCGGCCGGTGGATATTGACGGGGCCAACCTGATCCTGCCGGCGACCACGGTCAACTTCAACGGCCTGATCACGATTCGTGATGCCCAGTGGTGGCTGAATCAATCGGTGCCGCAGTTGACCTCGGATATTCCGACGGACTTGTATTACCAGCCGGATTATCCGAACGGCAAGATTTACTTCTGGCCGGTGCCGACGACCGCGTACGACGTGCAATTGATGACTCGGGTGCTCTTGGATGATGTCGCGCTGACATCGAGCAGCTATGAACTGCCGCCCGGCTACTACGACGCGATCCGGCTGACGCTGGCGGAAAAGGGCGCTCGTCCCTTTGGTCGGCCTCCAGACGTGACGTTGATCAACGATGCGAGTCGTGCGCGGGCGGTGGTCTTCGATAACAACGTGGAGATTCCGCGGCTGCGCACGAAGGATCCCGGCATGACGCCGGGGACCGGTGGGAAGACCGCAGATTTCAACTGGCTCAACGGCCAGATTGTGTAGGAGTCCTGATGGCTGTCCTGTTCGTCCCGCTCCAGAAGATCATGCAGGCAGTCACGACGCAAGATGCGGTCGCGGTGCTGCCTGATGATTACATCGGGCGGTATGTGGAGTCCACATTTTACGTGGTCTGGAACCATACCTCTGGTGCCGGCTCGGTCGTCGTGGAGACCGCGCACAGTCCCAGCTTCACCGGGACGTGGGCGAACCTCGCCACGGCGAACTGGTCGGCGATTGACAAGATTACGAGCATTTCAATTTCGGGCGTCTATGCCGCCGTGCGGGTGCGGATTGCGACCGCGGTGACGAGCGGCGCGGTGGACGTGTGGGTCTTGGCCTCAGATTCGTAAGGAGTGACCGCGTGGCAAAATCCAGTTCGAGTGAACTACTGCAGCAGGTAGACGAGGCGTTCGAGACCACGGAGCAGAAGGCAGAGGCGCTGCAGTCGGTGCAGGCGTCGGCCTCGGCGGCGATTGCCGAGAAGCAGGGCGAGCTCGCGGCGGTGCAGCAGACGCATGGCGCCTACGTCGAAGAGGCCGAGACGGCCTATCGGGATGCCCGCGTGGCGCTCGAGCGGCTCCAGGGCCAACTGAATGAGCGCATCGGCGTGGCGGTGAATCCTCGCGTCATTGTGCGCGGATGACGACGCGCATCGGCGGGGTCGCGGAAGTGACCTCCAGCGCCTTCCGGCTGCAATCGAATCAGTCAGAGGTCAAGCATGCCGTCGTCTCCGCGAGCGCAGGCGGGGCCACGACGCAAGTGGCGGCGGTCGCGGGCAAGAAGATCAGTGTCTTAGCCTTTGCCCTGACCTCGAGCGGCATCGTCAATGTGAAGTTTCAATCCCATACAGCGGGCGATGTGTCGGGCTTGTTCTATGAGATTGCGAATACCGGCTTCGTGCTCGGACCGAACGAGTGGGGCTGGTTTGAAACCGTGACGGGCGAGGCGCTCGATATTAATCTGTCGGCGGGCGTGCCGGTTGGGGGCGTGCTGACCTATGTCGAAGTGATTCCGTAATGCTGCGGCTCCTGCTGTTCATGGCCTTCACCTACTACAAGTCCGTCACCATCGCCAGCGCCCAGTGTGGGGCGTCTGACTCCAGCAATTTTCCCGTCACCATCTGGGTGACGGATGCCGACCTGAAGACCACCGGCAACGGCGGCAAGGTGCAGAATAGCAGCGGCTTTGATATCCGTCCGTATGCGGATGTCGGATTGACGAGTGCGTTGACGTTTGAACTGGTGGCGAACACCTATGTGCCGACCACCGGCGCCGTCGAGATGCACGTCAAGATCCCCACGGTCTCGCATACGGTCGATACGGTCTTCTATCTGGCCTTTGGCGATAGCAGCCTCTCGACTGACGGGAGTTCCACGAGCACCTGGGATTCCTTCTATCAGGGCGTCTGGCATCTGCCGAATGGCACATCCCTGACCGTGGGCGATTCCACCAGCCATGCGAACACGGGCACCAACAGCAGCGCCACGGCAGCGTCGGGTGAGGTGGACGGCGCGGCCTCGATGAATGGCTCAGGGCAGCATATCGTCCTGCCGTTTGCAGGGATTACCTCCGCGCAGTTCGGCACGCTGTCCTTTTGGGCGTTCATGCGGGCGAACGCGAACGGCTTTAATGCGGTCTACGAGTCGGCCGATGGCAGCCGGGGGCTGGCGCTCTATGTGAACAGTGCTGGGCAGGTCTCGTTCAATGGAGCCTTCCCTGGTGTCAGCAGCGGCACGGCCTGGACGACATCCGCCGCATGGGCCTACGTGGTCAGCGCCGTCGCGCCTGACGGGGCGGGATTCTTTACGACCACGAATTACCAGAATGGGACATCAGTCAATACGGACAGCGGGACGCCATTCTCGGCCCAGAATGTGGACTTTGGCGATAACCCGTCTGGGGGCGGGTCGAATTGGGATGGGTTGTATGATGAAGTCCGCTGGTCCGTCGGCACGGCCGCCGCGCAGCGGTCCGCCGACTGGATTCTCGCGGAATACAACAATCAGAAGCCGAGCAGCACGTTTCTGACGTTTGGCGCCCTGACGCCTGTCAGCGGTGCAGGCAAACTGTTCTTCTTGATCCCCAACTAACGTGGCCTTCGATCCCCACGTTGATCTGGCGGTCAGTGCGGTGGCGGTGGCGCCCTCGCCGGCGCTCTCCGGCACAACGTTCACGGTCACGGCGGGACAAGGCGCCAGGTTCCCGAATCCTGGCACGCAAGGGTATGACCTCGTGGCGTGGGCATTGGGCACGATGCCCGATCCCACGAACGCAGAGATTCTTCGCGTCACGGGCCTGAGCGGCGATGTCTTCACGGTGGCGGCCCGTCCGTGGGCGGTCACGAACAACGGCAACCGGGCGATTTTGGTGGGCGATCTGGTGGCGTTGGCGATTACCGCCAACCTGCTGCAGAACATCGAGGCGGCGCTGCCAGGGCCGACGGGGATCACGGGTCCAACCGGACATACCGGCGTCACGGGTCCCAGTGGGCCGACTGGCCCCACCGGGCCGCAAGGGACTGCCGCGCAACTGACCGGCCCCACGGGTCCAACAGGACCGACTGGGGCGCAGGGAACAGCCGCACAGTTGACAGGACCGACTGGTCCGACGGGTGCGACTGGGCCCACCGGAACTCAGGGCACGGCTGCGCAACTCACGGGCCCCACGGGGCCGTCTGGTCCGACGGGTCCCACTGGGGCTCAGGGCACCGCTGCCCAGTTGACTGGTCCGACCGGGCCCACGGGTCCAACCGGCGCGCAGGGGACGGCCTCCACGGTGACTGGCCCGACTGGTCCGACTGGCCCCACAGGCCCACAGGGCACGGCGGCCCAACTGACGGGGCCCACAGGTCCGACCGGACCGACAGGAGCTCAGGGAACCGCTGCGCAACTGACGGGGCCCACGGGCTCGACCGGACCGACGGGTATTACGGGCCCCACGGGTATCACCGGCCCGACCGGTCCGCAAGGCACTGCCGCGCAACTCACGGGGCCGACTGGTCCGAGTGGCACCACTGGTCCGACTGGGCCAACTGGCGTTACGGGCGACAAAGGCGGCCTTCGCTACAACTTCCTCACGGCCACGGCGAGCACGGATCCGGGCAGCGGGAATTTCAATTACAACAGCCCGACGCTGGCGAATGTCACCTCGGTGTATCTCAGTAATACCGACGCCTCTGGGAACAGTGTTGGCGCGGTGTTCCAGTCGGCGCAGGCCAACCCCGGCTACGTGTTCATCAAGAGCAACCTCGGGAGCAACGTCAACGCCTTTACGGTCTCGACGGAAGTCGCTCGGACGGGCTTCAATGAAGTGCTGGTGGCGTATGAGGCCGGAACGAACCCTCCATCGAATGCGGAGGCGTGCGTTTTCAACTTCAGCCGCAACGGCAACACGGGACCGACCGGGCACACTGGGGCGACAGGCCCGACAGGCATTACAGGTCCCACTGGCCTGACGGGACCCAGTGGCCCCACGGGTTCCAATGCGATTCTGACGGGCATCACAGGCCCCACCGGACCGAGTGGCCCGACCGGACCGACTGGCCCCACCGGTCCGTCTGGTCCGACCGGTTCGACCGGCGCCGGCTTCAATCCGGCCATCCCGAGGATTTTCACGCAGGGCTCGACACAGACGCCGATCCCTGATGCGAGCACGACGGATTTATACATCCTCTCGACGCTGGCTATCACCGCCGTCATGGGGGCTCCAGTGGGCTCGCCTACGGCTGGCCAATGGCTCGAGATGCTGATTCTCTGCACCGGCACGCAGAAAGGCATTACGTGGAGCACCTCGGCTGGTGGATACTTAGCCAACACGTTGGGCGCGACGTTGCCGGCGGTGACGACCACCAATCAGACGATTGGGCTGTCGTTCCGGTATGTGACGGCGAACTCGATTAACAAGTGGCTGCTCTTGTCGAAGGGTGTGGGCTAATGACGGTCTCGGTCGTGATGATTGCGAAGAATGAAGAGGCCGTGCTGGCGCGATGCCTGGACTCGGTGAAAGAGGCCGACGAGATCATCATCTGCGATACCGGCTCGACCGATCGCACCATCGACATTGCCAAGCAATATACGGACAAGGTCTTCACCGATTACGTCTGGGAGGACAACTTTGCCAAGGCGCGGAACCATGCGCTCAGCAAGGCCACGGGCGATTGGGTGCTCTCGATTGACGCGGATGAATACCTGACCTGTCCCTTCAGTGCGGTGCGCGAGGCGGTGGCGAAGGGCTTCATGGCCGTGAACGTCAAGATGACGGCTGAATCGGGGCCCCCGTCGCATTTCTGGTTCCCGCGGCTCTTTCTGCGCTCCCCGAATGTCTGGTGGGAAGGCGCGATCCATAACCATATCTCCGTGATGGGCGAGGATGTCGGCGCGGTGACGCTGACCTACGGCTACTCGCCGGCCCATACCTTGGATCCCTTGCGCTCGATGCGGATTCTGGAAAAGGAAGTGGCGGATCGGCCCGATTGCATTCGTGAGCGGTTCTACCTCGGGCGGGAATACTTCTACCGGGGTCAGTATGACCAGGCGCTCGTGATGCTCGGGCGCTACGTCCAGCAGTCGCGGTTCCTTGCGGAGAAAGCGGAAGCCTTCCTGACGATGTCGCGGGTCTATTGGGCGCTGCATATGCCGGATGATGCGCGGGATGCCCTCGTGCAGTGCCTGATCATCAATCCCCGGTTCAAGGAAGCCGTGCTGTTCATGGCGGAGCTCGCGGGGGACGGGTCCAACAATCCCCGCTGGCAGAAGAACGCGGATCAGTGGAAGCGGATGGCTGAGACAGCCGACAACGACGGCGTGCTCTTTCTGCGCACATGAAATATCTGCTCTCGCCCCATGACGATGATTCGGCGCTCTTTGCGGCCGTGACCTGCCTGCGTGAGCAGCCGACGGTGGTCGTGGTAACGGATTCACTGGTGCAACCCGCACGCGGCGAGACGGGCTGTTCAGCGGAAGAACGCGCTGCGGAGACGGCGAAGGCCCATGCGGTGCTCGGATGTCAGACGCGGCGGCTGGGGTTGCCGGATGACGGTCTGACGCTGGCTGAGCTGATGACGGCCTTCGGCACGCTGTCGGATGTCGAGACGGTGTATGCCCCGGCGCTCGAGGGTGGGCATCCCCACCACGATCTGGTCAGTCTCGCGGCTGCGGCGGTCTTCGGCACGGATACCCTGCGCTGCTATGCGACGTATCAGAAGCTCAGTCAGTATCGGGATGTAGACCTGCAACCCGTCGGCACGACGGAGATCGAATGGAACCGGGAGGAGTATCAGCAGAAGCTCCAGGCGCTGCTGTGCTACGAGAGTCAGTTGCGGGTCAACCCGATGCACTTTCGTGCCGTCGAAGGGCGCAGCGAATGGCTCTCCGGCTTCAATCGGCTGCATCTGGGCTGTGGGGCTCGCATCTTCCCCGGCTGGATCAATGTGGACCGGCAGACGCCAGAGGTGCCCAGTAGCTTCTTCACGCGCTGCGACATCGTGGCCGAACCGTTGCCGCTGGAGGACGCCAGCGTCGATTATGTGTTCTCGGAAGACTTCCTCGAGCATCTGCCGCCTGAGCGTCGGGTGGCGGTGATCAACGAGGTCAACCGGGTGCTCGTGCCGGGTGGCGTCATGGAACACTACGTCCCCAACGCCGGCAGCCGGAATGACTACGGCTCTCCCAGCCACCTGTCCCACTGGAACGCGCAGGTCTTCGAGCATTTCGACGTGGACTCGCATCGCTGGGCGAAGGATCGGGCCTTTGAGGGCATTCAGGGCGGCTTCAAGAAAGTCAGCGCGGACCTGCTGAACTGGCAGGTCGAAGAGGACGGCGTGAAGCGGGCGCAGAGCCTGCGGGTTCGCTATAGGAAGGTTGCAGTATGACGATCAATGGGCTGTTCGGGATTGCGTCTGGGATCATGTTTCCACTAATCGTTATCGGCTTCGTGCTGGCTGTCGGAGTTGCGATCATTGAGTGGAAGAAGGGCACGCTGTAGGCATGCTCCGCAAGACCTTCCTCTTGCCGCAATTCGGCCCACCGTTCGCGTGGACTGAAAAATATCTGGAGCACATCGGAACGCTCGCGCCCTATGGCTGGCACTGGAAGATCCTGACCCCGCATGGCTACCAGTCGAAGAGCCCGAACGTCGAGATCGTGCCGATGACCTTCGCGCAGTTCGATGCGCGGGTGAAATCCATCACGGGCGTGGACTCGGGCAACTTCCTCGATGCCGACTTCCTGCCGGTGAAGCTGCTGAGCGATTACTATCCAGCCTTCGGGGAACTGTTCGCGGACCTGCTGACCGACTGTGATTACTGGAGCATCACGAATTGGGATGTGCTCTACGGCCGGCTCGATCACTTCCTGCCAGACGAGACGCTGGCGCAGTATGACCTCTGGTCGGATGATCATCACCACGTCAATAGCCTCTGGTGCCTCTATAAGAACGAGCCGCGGATCAATGCCCTGTATCGGCTGGTGCCGCACTGGGAGGAGATGTTCGCCGTCAATGGGCGGCCGATCTTCGGCTTCGATGAGATTTACTTCGACCAAGTCGTGCGGCAGCTCGCTGATGCCGGCCAGATTCGCTTCGGCCATCCGCCGTATTTCGCGGTGCATAGCTACGACCGGTTGATTCAGCACCAGCCCACACCCAATCTGTCACTGGCGCCGGATGGCGCGTTGATTGAGTGCTTTGACGACGGCTTCAAGCCGTTAGAGACCTATCCCGCGTGGCGGGGATTCTTCGGGCGCGAGATTGCTTACTTCCACTTTCTGAGCACCAAGACATGGCCCGCACTGCGACCTTATCCCGTCCGGTGACCTCGGTCTACCGGGAGATTGACGCCTGTCGCATGACGGGCAGCCGGGACCTCGTGTCCCTGCTCGATCTGGGCGAGATGGCGCTGACTGGCATCTTTCCGAAACCTGGCGTGGACGTGCCAAGCGGACCAGTCGAACTGGTGCTGTGTCCCGACGGCGGGCTGGTGCAGTTGCGGCAGAGCTACGCGCCTTCGCTGATGTATGGCGAGAACTACGGCTATCGGTCTGGGCTGAATGGCTCGATGGTGCGTCACTTGGCGGGCATCGTGGCCTCACTCGAGCGGCTGTGTCCGACGCGGGCCGGCGATGTGGTGCTGGACATTGGCAGCAATGACGGCACGCTGCTGGGGTCCTACGAGAACCGCGGCCAGAAGTTCATTGGCATGGACCCCACTGCGGCAAAGTTTGGCCGGTTCTACGCGCCGCATATCCAGCCGGTGACTGAGTTCTTCTCGGCGGCTCGGTATCGTCAGATTATGGGCGCGAGGCCCGCTCGGATCGTGACCTCCATTGCGATGCTCTATGACCTCGAGCAGCCGCTGGCGTTCATGCAGGAAGTCTCACGCATTCTGGCGGATGACGGGATCTGGTATACGGAGCAGAGCTACCTGCCGGCGCTGCTCGAGTCATGCGCCTATGACACGATCTGCCACGAGCACCTGGAGTATTACGGCCTGACCCAACTGCAGTGGATGGCTGACCGGGCGGACCTGCGCATCATCGAGGCCACGCAGAACGATACGAACGGCGGATCGTTGGCGGTCACGTTTGCGCACCGGCAGTCGCGTTACCCTGCCGATAGCGCCAATATCGCCCTGCTGCTGGGTGCGGAGCGCCGACGCGGACTGGATGAGCCTGACGGCTTCGCGGCCTTCCAATCCGCCGTGGCCCGGCATCGCGTCGAACTCCCGGCGCTGATTCGCTCGCTGCGGGCAGCCGGCAAGACGGTCTTCGGCTACGGCGCCTCCACGAAGGGCAACGTACTCCTGCAAGCGTGCGGATTGACAGCCGACGACCTACCCTGCATCGCGGACGTGAACCCTGATAAGCACGACTGCGTCACGCCGGGGACGCACATCCCGATTGTCTCGGAGGCCGATGCACACGCGCAGCAGCCGGATTACTTTCTGGTCATGCCGTGGCATTTCCGCCCGTTCATTCTCGAGCGCGAAGCGGCCTTCTTGCAGCGTGGCGGCAAGTTGGTCTTCCCGTTGCCGACGATTGACGTGGTGGGCGCATGAGCCTAGACCAACGTCAGGTCTCGGCCTGTTTCATCACGAAGGATCTGGTGTATCCCAAGGTCATTCTGGACCGCGTGATGGCGGTCGGGTTTGGCGAGTGCCTGTTTCTGACGAGTTGCGACAGTCCGCATCGCAAGCAGGAACTGTTCGCGAAGGCTAAGCACGATTATCTGTATTACCAGGATGACGACTGCCTCGCGCCTATTGGGCAGTTGTTGGCGGCCGCGGTGCCGAATCAGATTACCTGCGCCATGAAGCCGTCGCATCTGGCGTCCTATGCGAACAGTCGGATCGCGCTGCTCGGGTGGGGCTCGATCTTCCCGAAGCGGACCATTCAGGTGCTCGATCAGTATCGGGCGGTCTATGGCGAAGATCATGTCTACAAGCGGGAGACGGAGCGGATTATGACGTGGCTGTCGTATCCGCAGACGCGCCTGGATCTGCCGATTGAGGATCTGCCGTCGGCGTATGCGCCGGATCGGCTGTCCATGCAGCCGGGTCACTACGACTACATTCCGCTGGTCGAGCAGCGGTGTGCCGCGCTGGTTGAGGTGCCCGCCTAAATGGGTGGCTTTCCCTTTGGGGGCGGGTATTTTGCGCTCTACGCGCAAGCGGTCGGCTCGACGCCTCCGACGCCGGGCACCTTACATCTACTCCCCTTAATGGGTGTCGGCTAGTGCCCCGCATCTCGGTCCCCGGCTTCGTGGACGGATCCAACACTGAGCGTAGTTATCAGGCTCAGATTGGTCGGACCATCAACGAGTTCACGGAATCCACGCAGCCCGGTGGGAATGCGAAGGCGCCGAAGTATCTGCAGGGCACGCCGGGGATCCATCCCTTGCTGGTCTGGCCCGATCAGCCCATTCGCGGCCTGTTCTCGATCAACGGGCGGGCGTTTGCGGTGGGCGGGGCGCTCTTTGGCGAGTTCTTCTCGGATGGGACCATCGGGACCACCTATCCCGTCACGGATGATAACCAGCCGGTCTCCTTTGCGAGCAATGGCACGGCGGGGAATCAGATCATTCTGGCCTCTGGCGGCGATGGCTACATCTACAACACGGATACCAACGTCTTCGTGCAGATTACCGATCCCGACTTCCCCGTGCCGACGCGGATGGTGGAGTTCCTGAACGGGTATTTTCTCGCCCTGAAGGGTGGCGGGTCGCGGTCGTTCTCGTGGTCGAATCTGGAAGATGGGCTCGTGTGGGATACGCTGGACGTGGCGGAACGCTCGAGCACGGCCGATAACCTTGGTGCCATGATTCGCTCTCACGAGGAGATATTTTTTCTCGGGGGGCAGACCAGTCAGGTATACGTCAATACTGGCGTGGCGTCGGAAATCTGGGCGCCGGTCTCTGGCGTGGTGCTCGAGTTCGGCGTGCTCGGTCCGTTCGCGGTGAGCCGTGCGGATAACACGCTCTTCTGGCTCGGGAGCAGCGTCGATGGCTGGGGGATGATGAACCGCGCCGATGGCTATACCCCGCAGCGCATCTCCACATTCGGCCTCGAGCAGCAGGTCCAGATGCAGGACATCCCCACGGATGCCCGCACGTTCAGCTTTCAAATGAACGGGCACATCTTCGTGGCCCTGCTGCTGCCGCGCAATGATCGCACCTGGCTCTTTGACATCACGATGAATACGTGGGCGGAGTGGAACATCTGGGATACGACCAATGCGGTGTGGTTGCCGCATGTGGCGGGCTGCCATATCTCCGAGTTTGGGCTGCATCTGGTCGGGGATCGGCTCTCTGGCGCGATTTACGAGATGTCGATGGCCTTCGTCACCGATGAGATTGTGGCGCCGGTATGAAGGCTGACGAGATTGCGGATCGCTTTCAGCGGAGTCTCGAACGCTTCGGGAATCTGCGGGTGCGCGTGCTGAAGCTGCGGGCGCTCTGCGAGCGGTCAGGCGTGTCCCTTGAAGAAGTCTTGCCCTTGCTGCCGGTGGATCTGCAGGAACAGATCAAGGGGTGAAGCAATACATCAGCGGCAACACCTGGGGCAACGTCGGCTCGAATACCGATGAGCACTTCCCGCTCTATGCCCCCTTGCGGGGGAATGCGTGGAGCAACGGCACGGACGCGCCGGACGGGCAGTTGTTCAAGATGTCGCATCCGTGGTCAGTCGCGGGGGCGTTCAAGCATCTCTACGTCGAAATCGTCCAGCCCGAAGAGAACCCGACCGGGATTACCTGGACGGATGTGGATTTCGAGATCTACATCAACGATGCCCCGACTGGGCTGACGGTGACGGTGCCAGAACATCCGCCCGGGCTGGCCGGCGTGCGGGTCACGAAGTCGGCCCAGGATGTGACCCATACGGCCGCGATTAGTCCAGGGGACCGCGTGGCCTTAGCGCGACTCTCGGGCACGATTTCGCTGGGGTTGAATAACTTCAGCGCCTCGATTGGCTGGTCCGTCACCTTTGAGAGCACGAATGACGGGGAAAGCGGCTACGGCACGTCCTCCTATGGCCAGGGGACCATTGCGGCGACGAATCCGCTGTCGTGCCCGCCGTTTAATGGCGCGGGCGGGTTCGCGGTCGGGAACGACGTAATCATCGGGGCGCCCTCAGAACATAGCATTGTGCCGCTGGTCGGGGCGCTGACGCGGCTGGATATTCAACTGGATACGGCGCCCAGCGTGGGGCATTCGCGCACCTACTGCATGGTGCTGAATCAGATCCAGCAGGACGGCACGGGTGGCACGGTCGATACGCAACTGGTGATCAGCAATACGGCCACAACTGGCTTTGCGGAGTTTACCCTTCCCCTTGCGGTGCTCGATACGCTGTCGATTCGACAGATTGCGGCGGGCACGCCCGTGGCCGCGAGGATTACGGCGTCGGTGCGACTGCTCGCGGATGTGGACGGGCAGTTCGCGTTAGCCTTTGATACCGGCAACTCGACACCGATTGCGGACGGGTCCACCGACTACGGCACGAATGCGGGCTGGGCGTGGTCTACCCCCTCGGCGCCTGTGCCATCGACGAATCCTGACCGCTGGCCGGTCTCAGAGGAGTTCGTGAGCCTGCCTGGGCCGATTGACGGGTTCTCGTTGTCCAGCCTCTGTGTCAATCTCAGCACATCGCCGGGGACGGATACCACGCGCACCTTCGTGACGCGGAAGGCGTTCGCGGATACGCCCGCGACGTTGGTGATGACGGACAGCGACATTCTCTCGGTCGGCAGTGATAGTGGTGGAGCGTATACCACGACGGCGGATCGCCTCGACCTGCAACAAGTGGCGGCGGGCACGCCGTCGGCCTCCACGATTGGCTGGACATGGCTCGTCACGGAATCCACCACGCCGCCGATTGTCTCGACCTCGTATCCGATTCGGCGGCTGCGGCGATTCGCGCTGCCGTTCGACCTGAATAAATGGGTGTTCATCAGCCGGGTCGAACTGATCATGCAGGCTGGGAATGGCCTCTCAGGGACGGCGGCGACGGTGCAGGGCTACAACCCGATTGTGATGTTCCGGCTGTCGCGGGATGGCGGGGCGACCTGGGACGATGAACTCCAGATGGCGACGGGCAAGATCGGGGAGTATACGGCTCGCGCCTATCTGAATCGGCTGGGGCGGGCGCGGAACCCAGTAGTCGAGTTGACCTCCAGCGATCCGGTGTTTGTCTCGTGGATTGACTTCACGGTCGATTACGACGAGGGGACGAGCTAGTGGCGAATCCGACCGCCCTCCCCTCGATTACGCAGGCTATCGCGGAGAAGTCCGACCTCGTGACGCGCCCGTGGTATCTCTGGTTCCAATCGCTCTCGACGCGAAGCGGCAGCGGGGGCAGTGGTTCGACCGGCCCGACCGGTGCGCGGGGCGCGACGGGGCCGAGTGGGCCGACGGGCGTCACCGGTTCGACCGGGCCGACGGGCCTCACCGGCGTGACCGGACCCAGCGGGGGGATTGCGGGGCCGACTGGGACGACTGGCCCCACTGGCCCGACCGGGGTGACTGGTCCGACCGGTATCCAAGGGACGGCAGCCCAAGTGACGGGTCCGACTGGACCGACTGGACCCACCGGGCCGACAGGATCGCAAGGCACCGCCGCGCAGGTCACCGGACCGACGGGCCCGACCGGACCCTCCGGTCCCACGGGCGCCGGGGGCACGGGTGGCACAACGGGCATCACGGGTCCGACCGGCCCGACCGGACCGACAGGGGCCACGGGGGCCGGGACGACGGGTCCGACGGGTCCCACGGGGCCCTCTGGCTCCAGTGCCAGTAGCGGCTTGGTGCTGCTCGAGTCGCACACGGCGAACAATACGGCCGTGGATCTGCAGTTCACGACCGGGATTACGAGCACCTACGACACCTATATCCTTGAACTGAGCCGGATTGTGCCGGCGAGTAACAACGCGATCTATGTGCATGGTTCCACCGATGGCGGCGCGACGTGGCTGACCGGCACGAACTACAACACCTCGATCATGGTCTTTGGGAACTCCGGCAGCCCTGGACTCACGGGTAATACGGGGGACTCAGGCTTTCATTGCTCGGGCAACAACAGCGTGCTCAATGGGGCGACGGAAGGCGGCATTTCCGGCCGGGTGACGATCTACGACCCGTTGAACACGAGTGGCTATAAGCATTTAGAAGGCAACTTCACGTTCTGGGATTCGTCGGGAGTGATCGGGGGCGTCCAGAGTGGGGCGGTCATCAAGACGGCGACCGCGATCAACGCCATTCGGATCTTTGCGGCGGCGGGGAATCTGGCCTCGGGCACGGGGCGATTGTATGGGTTGGCGAAATGACGCAGGCGTATACTTCGGTGACACCTTAAGGCATTTATGGCCCAAGCGGTTGATCAGAACTTCCTCAATAGTGACCCTGAGATTCAGGCCATTATCAAGCAGGCGCCGTCCAACGGCACCTTCTTCGCCAGCCAGAAGGTCACGAATGCCATCAAGGACGCCTTAGCTCGGCGGGGCTTAGCGCTCCCAGACAATTACCACCTGAGCGGCCCTGGGCAGTTGAACTACAACGATCCGGTGGACTGGAAGAAGATCGCGATCATCGGCGGGGCGGCGGTGGGAGCACCTATCGCGGCGGCAGCCTTGGGTGGCGGAGCCGCGGCGGGCGCTGGCGGCGCAGCCTTGGGTCCGACGACCGCTGGGAGCATGGCGGCGACGACCGCAGGCGCCGCGGCTCCTGCGAGCATTGCAGCGGGTGGCGCTGGCACGGCGGCGACGGTGGCGGCTGGTGCCGGCGGGGCGAGTCTCTGGAAGACCTTAGCGGCTCCTGCCATCGGCGCCGGCACACAGATCGCGGGCTCCCTGATCCAGGCGAATCAGAACGACAAAGCGACGCAGGCCGAACTGCAGAAGGCGCGAGAGGCGCAAGCCTTCCTCGAGAAGAAATACGAGCAGACGCAGAATCAGGTGGCGCCCTACGTCAACATGGGGCAAGGCGCGTTAGCCGCCCTCGGGAATGGGTTGGGCGTGACGCCAACTAATCCTGCGGTCTTGCAACCGGGGCAGTCACGGCCGGTGGGGCAGACGACGAGCGGGTTTATCCCGCCGGATGATTTCACGTCCTTTAAGCAGACCGTGCAGGCGCAGAATCCGACGGCGACGATCCCGAATATGCCGCAGCAGAACCCAGCAGCGA